CATTAGGTTTCGACGCAGACTATATCTCTTCATGCAAGTACGAAATGATCTAACCACTTCTCCGGCTGTAATACCCATAGTGGACATGTTCGTTCTCTGTCCACCAACAGGTTGCAAGACCTCGGTTTCTTCAGCTGCATTGACAACACCAGCCGTGTTCTCATCACTCTCGACAATACCACTCTCAGGTTCATAAGATCCAGACTGAGGGACATAACACAAATCTCGGATATTATCCGAACTAGGCTCAAATACTTGCAAGTCATTAGAATATGCATGACATAAGATTTGAACAGGTGAAGTGTTAGCTCCAGAGGAAACCAAATTATTCATTACGTACAAAGTTAGTACACCGTTATCATTCACAATAGTAGGGTTATGCAGTGAACCAATTTTATAAGGTGGATTAGTAGTTTGACCTATAACAGGATCATCTACACGTAAAGCTGGAAGTCTTGCACCCCATCCCACTGTTATGGTAAAATCACGCTCTTCAGCAATATCTATGATTTTTGAGTAAACAGTATTCAGCTCAGGGGTGACAGACGGCAAGCAAGGATCCCACACAGCTAACAAGCGGCCTTTGTGATAACCACTGCCAACTATCTGGAATCTATAGCTTATCGACCCACGCCAGTAATCAAATGGTTGAGCCACAAAAGCAGTTGTTGTAAGACCATATCCATCATTAGTTGTTGGTAACACAAAGTTTGCAACATTAAAGATCATTGGTGTCACGGCGACTGAAACTAATGGGTAATATTGCGCATCGGACAAGGTCCAAGGTGCAGTGGTATACCAAGAGTGCTTCTGACATAAATAATCAAAGTCTAGCTCATCTTGGCCACCCAAACCAGTCGTTCTAGGGTCTATTGTAACTTCCTGCTTACTTGTGAAGGCCAGGGTAATACTTGTATCCACAGCATCAGTTGAAGCAAGATTGCCAGATTGATTCACGTTAACCCTCGTACTGTCAGCGATTTGCCTAGGTCTGGCGTAACCGAACATTTTCGCAATATTGCCAACGGCACCAGCTGCTAAGGAAGTCGCCATTGCAAAAGGCCCAATAACAGGAGCTTGCTCCAATTTTCGGGCAATAGCAGCAGTAATATTAGCAGGTCTGGAAATAACCCCGTCACCATATTCGTCACCACCACTCTGCGGTGACAATGCTGCGAAATTGGTGTTAGTGGGTGCTGACAATTCAATATCAGTCACCCATGCCATAACAGTTATATCCACGTTGTTGGTCAAGTTTTGTGTATGTTGTAACTCGACAAAAGAGTCTAACCATATAGAACCTAAGGGATTTGCGGAACCCACAGCGGTTAAATCAATAGCATCAGCATAGTAAAAGAATGGTAAAACCATCTCACCACCTTGCGATGTCGAAGGATCAATCCACAAATGTGGGCGTTGAGTTGCCGGCATACGGGACAAACTTGAAGTATCAGTGCGATAGAAAGAACTATCAGTGTATGGGAGATAAGACGCCAGCGTGCGTCCCCAATAAAATTGATTCCCATTGATAAGAAACTTTACATGCATTGTACCTCGAAACAATTTGAAATTAGTTACCCTATTCGCTACTCGAGGGTTGGCTAACCACAAAGTCCAAGGATTAAACACTGAATCTATTCGCCCGCCTACTGGCCACGCATATGATGCAATTCTTACAGGCCTCTCGAAAAAGTTTCCTAGCTCGGAATCAGCATCTGCTGTAGCCCATCGGGTCGGGTCTGGTTCACTCTCAATCACGCATGTATAGGAGGGATTCTGATCTCTAAATTCAGTAATAGCACTGTTTTGTTGTTGATTTGGAATAGACTCATGGCAAAAAACGCCTGCCTGAGGTTCCAAATTCGTGTCATCCGACACTACCCGAATATCGTCGGGTACGGTTGTAGGGTTTGAAATTGACTGCGTGCTCAAACCTGGGCACCTTTCTATGTTCATATTAACTATTTACATTTTTTACAGAGCATAGTGTGTTAAACTAAGCCCAAACAGGGGTTGTGCAGTAGAGAAATCGGTTAGTTATTTCACTTTCCCAACGGCTTCCACTAGCACACATGTAGTCATAGGCGAATCCCTGATCCTCGGCTCTATAGCCAGGTGTCACCCAGACTTCGAGACCATCATGTCTCGTGACTAAATGTTCCATAGGGGTTTGTAGGTAGGACCACACTAAATCATTGAGTTCCCAAGGGAATGGGGAATCAATCAATGGTTCAGTGCGCCTACGATATAATTTTCTTACGAGCGTGAAAGCTCGAGGCTGTGTAGTTCTACTATGATTGAAGCACACAGCTTGTCCTACGGGCTCAGCCCATAGGTAATCGATCTGTCCTGTAACACGTGCAATAGCAGCTTTACGCAAAAGCCGCTGTGCCGTAGCATTAGAAATCGTTTCCTTGAAATCTTCAAGCAACCGCATATCTTCTTGGAATAACATAGCAAATGTTTCAGGATAGTGTTTCACACACCAGCGACGAAAGAACACATCTGTGAAACTAAAAGCAATGTGGTCGTCATATCCGTTTGGCCAGTAAAGAAGAGGAGAAGGAGGAGGCCAATCACAAACATTGAAATAATAGTGGTCATCATCACTCACCATCCAAGACAACTGCATATACTCCTGATAGACTTCATAGAACAATTCTTCTTCATAAGTCATTTCAGAATACGGATCGAAATCAGGCACAGTAACAACATGTCGGTTAAATCTCCCAGGTTGGGCGGGAATTTGTTGCCAGCGTGGGTTTGTCTCCAACTCATTTGATGCGCGTGCACGACCACCAGCGGATGTCTGAGTCGTAGGAAGAAATTCCCAGGTCATGTCACCAATTTCATCTTCATCTTCCTCGTAAAGGCCAGATTCCGGTTCGTAAGCACCACTTTCGGTCTCATATCCAGAAGCGTCACCTTCCAAAACAGCTTGAGCTCGAGCATAACAGCATTTGCTCTGGTTGTATCTCTCTAGGATCTTTTCTGGTGTCGGGGGATTATAGTACGTTCCAATTCGATATCCAGCAGAGTCCTTAGTGTCCTTGAGTTCATCAAACACGTTGAGGTATTTGGTGTACACTTCTTCACCATGGAGATATGCTTCATACAAAGCCTGCTCCCATTTACCCGCCTCAATTTGGGCTTCGGATTCATCACAATTTTTGGGAAGTTTTCGACTCAACAACAAGGAACGATCAATAGAATCTGGATCAAGTGCTCCTACACGCTTACCAATTGTAGGATGCACGTGGAAAGTGCGCTTCAGAAAAGAGAGTTCCTCAAGCGTCTTGAATGGCACGGTTGATATCTGTTTGTCCGAATCGGTGTACATAACACCAATTCTTGCCAACTCTTCACCAACTGACATCATGTTGAATAACTCCTCTTTTGGATGAACTTCAAAAATATTATCATCTCCATATGTCAAAAGAGTTATTACTGTGTGAAACAGTGGTATGTCATACAGCTCTAGGTGGCGATTCATTTTCCGCTCATGCATTGCGTAATACGCATAACGCAAATACAGAGCATTGTTCAAGCCATTACCAACAACTGTGGTAGAGTGACCCGAAGGTCCAGATCCAAATACTTTGACCACCAAACCATCATTGTCGTATAACGGATAGATGCATTCAGTTGCCATACCATCAAAAAGAGACAGCATAGTTTCATCAAATCCACATTCAACAAGACACATTTTCAGAATCTCGAAAGCTGCAATAGTAAAATCAGGTCGCAATTTTTGGTCGAAAGCAGAAAAATCTCCATCTCCACACCTCTGACCACCGGAAAACTTCTGTAAGTGCTCAGCAAGATAATCCCAATCACGACCTGAAGCATCAACTCCGACCGCACTCTCGAATTCTATTGGAAAGTAAGTCATTGAGTTGATCAGAGTCAAAGTCAGCATTCGAGTAATAATCACGAAAGCCACAGGAGCTCCAGAGAAAATTCGAATTTTATCTTGCGCCGCTTTGGCAAAGGAAATTGCCGCATCTTTACAATTTGTTTTAAACACAACATTGCTTCGCTTACCATCTAGCCAGCATTGCATTGTTATCTCCATTTCTTCTTTCACATCGGCTTTCTCAGGATCAAAAAGTAATTCATAGATTAAGATGGGATTACCATCCTCATCAACAGATTGCCTGACAAATCTTGGGGTTTTGAGTCCCAGATGTTTCTTCAGCTCACAATCCATCATGAATTTCCATTTAGGGCCTTGCAGAGGATGACTCATAGCGGTCACGGGATTCACGGGCTCAATACCTTTAACTCCAGGTACACCGTTCAGTGCATGCTCATCTGAGAGCGGATGCACATAATCCTTGAAACAACTTTTCTCCTTAAAAACTTTTTGCTTCAATTTCGCTTTGAGATCCTCTTTTGCCAACTTCATGATACGCGGGTTGATGGGAGGTAACACTTCACTTGTTTTGTCCAAATGAGTATGCCTAGAAGGTCTTACAGCTTTCTTTGTAGGAGCCGTGTCCTTAACGACAAAACCGCGTTCAACTAATTGAGCTTGCACCAGCGAGGGTCTAACATCTGAAGTAAATCGAGAAAGGGGTAATTTATGTTGCCCATATATCTCAAGGTTATGCTCCTTAGTTTTCTCCAGGAAATGAATTGGATTGAAATCATGAATAACAGTGTCTACTGTTGTATCAACCCCATAGATCTCTTCTCGCAAGGGCGCAGTCTCTTTCACTTGAATAGTTTCGGGAGACATCGTTTCCTCAAGCCAATCCCGAGTCATCAACATGGCAAAACCTTCACCAACTTGTTGATCTCCGGCACCATGCATACCTATCAGAACGGGATTCCGACCAGCAGTAAATACTAACGATCCACACATGCCTTTGTGTGTCTGGAGGTTATAACTAAAACCAATGTACTGACCCACTTTTTTGACGTTACCCAATTTAACTTTCTTTATCTTGGATTCATATCTGTACTGGGAGGGGGCTACGTACTCTTCGGTTTTACCCTCAATAACACATTTGTGGACATGGTAGATGAATAATGGCATACCTGGTTTGAGATCATCAGGACCCAACTTCTCCTTCATGTATATTCTGAAGTCAGTCGTGTCTCCACCGGCTGGCAAATTGACGACACATGCATCAATCCCATCAACCTCACGTATATTAGCTTTATTCACCAAGGCTGTGAAAGATTTTATACCAACGCCGGGATGAGTTCTCATATGCACATGATAGGTCACATCCTCAGCAAATTGATGTTTGACAAAAGCCCAATTACACTTCCCGAGAGGGAAAGCATTACACCATTCAATTTCACCATAGGGCACGCCCAAATTTTCGTCGTATCTCTGCACAATTGCTACGTGCAGATTGCGGTCAATTTTGCATTCTAACTGCTCGAGAGTTGAAGATTTAGAGGCTTCTGGATATATTGCTACATTTGAGAAGCACCTCTGATACTTGTTATCCCTGTCGACCAATTGTCTAGGAACTTTTGCTGCGGCATTGATGTGAGAAATGATTGCTCCTTCTCCCTCGTAGGGTGATGGAGTCATGAAATGATTTAGGGTCACGATTGCAACGCCAACACCTGCTATTGCCAAAACACCTTGAGTAAACCTATCGCGTTCAACTTTTGCACGCATGGTGCGAAGCATATCGGAGATGCAGCATCTAGTCTCAGCCATCAGATTCCTGGCACGATCACCCCAATCATGTTCGTCTGAGGTGTATTCAATATGAGTTGGATCCGCATCAAGACCAAAAGTGAAATCATCTGGAGTGAGTTTAGTATCAGAAAATTCTCTCATCAACACTCTCTCAAAATAAGACTTCTCACTAAAAGGTCCTGCCTCCGTCTCATATCCGATTGGGTCAATAAAGGCTTCTTGTTCTGTTGGGATGAATTCAACGTCAAGAGCACACTTGGCACACGGGATTGTGAACAGTGGGTGAAACTTGCAATGATCTTGTTTATGTAGATCGGTGGAAGAAGCGACAACATCATCTTGCAAGGCAAAGTATGTAGGAGTCACCTGTTCCAGATAGTCAATCAAATCAACTATACTAGCTTCTTTCTTCACAGGGATCACGTGCCATGTGTCTTGCATATTTGGACCAACAACTCTTCGCACATCAACGACTCCAAAAGTCAATTCCCAAGCATCAGGCATTGAAGTCTTGGAAAACCTCGCATCTATGCCTCCACGCGGCCCTATTGCATCCTTTTTCAAAGCGACATCAACAACCAAGTCAAATCGCCTCATAATAGAAGCAGGGTTTACGGAAAACAAATTAGCGTGAAGATCCGTTGTATTTGTTGTGACAACTACCAACTTACATCTGATGTCCATTTTGCCCTTTTTGTCCGCTTCCGGACTAAGAGCACTACAATGCATATTGTTTATGAACTGGATGAGAACAAACAAAGGATTACCTTCTGCTTTTTCGGGTTTGGTATTACCCATATCATCAAAGCACACACAAATGTGCTGAGAGCGAAAATCAGATTGATACTTGTCATTCCCATTGATAGTGCAAGAATATTCTCGACCTTCTGGAAAATTGTTAACGTTTGACACAACGTGTGTAATGAGTGTTTTAACAGAACTCTTGCCAACCGAAGATGCTCCTCGGATTAAGACAGAGTAAGGTTTAACTCTCAAACCACTATCGTGCCAATGAGCTTGCAAATCACATGCCAACTTATCAAGGGTTATGAGCCGCTGATTATACTCACGCACGAGTAAAGGTTGATCAACAACTTTCTTCTTCATGGCTAGAATGGCACACGATGTTAGATTTATGAGAACAAGAATTGCGGCTTCATCTTTTATGCCGTACTTCTCATCAGCAAGTTTCATCTGGCCAGTCATGTTCAAGTGGATTGCATCTACACAGTTACGAAATTGAGTGTCAATCTCATCCGCATCTTCATCATAAATAAGCAATGAGAAATTTTGCGTGAGTAGAGCTGGAATGACTGAATCGGCCAACCAATCGAGTGTGCCAAAAAGATGATGGAAAATCGAAGGATGTTGCTTACGCATTGATGTAACGTGTATTATCTTAAATACTTCGTCAGTCAGAGCGTTCGAAGCTTTTTCTGGCATCATACCACCAAGAATTAGCAAGTTCATTAATCCTGCCAGCCTCTTACCAAAAGCGCCTTGAGTCAAAGTCATCCAATTGGATGCGAACCAACCAGATTCCCCCGTATAACCGGGATTTGGGATAGGTTCCCAGCGAGCATCGAAATTTTCGCCGGTTGAATCTTCAGAAAGAATCATGGTTACCCATCGTATGACTTTCTTGATAAGACTCTTGCTTCCAGTCCATGTTTTGATATATTGTAAGACGGGAATTACCATGTCTGACAATTTTGTGCGAGAACTCAAGTCCAAAACCAAAAGGAGTAAACCTTCCAATCTAGATAAGAGAGCGTCAGCTAAATCGTCGTCATCTTTAAACTGAACAGCAGTTTTTATGGAACTCATTAGTTTGTTCAATTTTTCTGTTAATTCAGATAAACTACACATAGCATTTTTGGCTTTAATGAAGTCTTCGAATACACCCGTTTCTGGTTGTAGCCCTCGCAATATTTGCGACGCTTTATGTTGAAACTTGGGCTTCTTTGTAGGTGGAGCAGTGGTGAATTTAGTATGTATTTTATGTAATTTTTTATAGTGTTTTTTAATTTTTTCCATTGTTTCTATATTTTTTGTGTCAAAATCAATGACTTTTTCTATTTTTTGTTTTCTTTTCATAATTATTTGTACATCTTTTGATAAATCTGCAGACATCTGTTTGTGAAATGCCATATGCTTAGACATGAAATCTTGAACTAAGCATGCAGCTCTATACTTTTTCGCCTCATCCAAAACCTTCTGTTGTGAATCTATAAAGAAAGCATTACATTTTCTTTGATAAAGTTCAGATGCAGTAGGTTCAGGTGGAAGTCTTACTACTCCCATAAGTTCACTCAGAACTTCTTGTTGAAAATGATCCTTAATATCCTCTCTCTCGTATTCGAGATAAAGTGTATCAATAGAACATTCTGAACAATCATCGTTTTCTTCATTTATTTTAAAGGGGGGTGAATCTACGCTATTCACACTGTCGTTCACATTATTGGCTGGAATGCCGGTTAAATGTGGAAACCGATTATTTTGCCTCCTTTGCGGTGAGGGTTCTGAGACATTTAAGAGCTCATTTTCCGAAGAACAAGTCGTTTTACAGCTTTTGCTGAGAGTAGGAGACGCGTTTGTCGTCCCCATTTGACTAAACTCCATTTGGAAAATCAAATGTATGTTGACCCCGCTCTTATTGATCGAGGGACGTTTTGAGTTGCCTCTTGGTACAACTCTTAACATAACTTCAAAGTGGACACACTCTGCAGGATTAGAAGTTTAATGCATTTTTTACCAACTGCCTTGCGTAGGAACAGTTCAAACGGGATTATTTAATGCCTCACCAAGAGGGCTAAATGATGATTGAAATGTATCATCAAAATTGTTATTGCCAAATTAATGGTTCTATATCTATTACCATAAAGGTTACGGGATGAATTGAGGTGTAAATCTCAATCCGTACCGTCATTTTGTCTCTCCAGTACAAAGGTTTGTTGCTGGATAGTCTAATAATATAGCGGACTTTCAACACGAAATATGGTGTTGAAGGGGTTTGGTCACAAAAAACAAACAGATTAGGTGATGAATAATCAAAATAGTGTGGCGATCGAAATCGAAATTCGAAATAGATCTATACACGAAATAAATTAACATCACAAAACCGTGGTTGCGGTATTCAACCATTTAAATACCTAGACTGTCATGGGTTCGACCCATGAC